TTGCTGCTTTTTGAGCTTTATCCATGACATTTTTTAAATTATTATAAGTTCGAGTCATAGCTTTTTGAGCAGGGGGGCTACACGCAAAAGAGGTAAATTTATTTATTAATTCTTCTTTTGTAGGTAATTTTTTTAAAATTTTTTCTTTTTGTTTGTCTATTTCTGTTTTAGCTCTGTCTTTTGTTTGTTCTTCATAATCTATAACTTTAGCATGAAGCATATTTTGGGTTGTTGTTAAAAAACTAGTTGGGTCTTTTTTTAAACTATTTATAAAAGTCGCTAGTTCATCCCCTAATAATTCGCTTAAATCAGGTCTAAATTGGTTTGCTTCGAATTCTGCCATTATGTTAATTTTACGGTATTACTTTTAAAATCTTTTAATGTTTTTCTAATTAAATCTAATTTTTTTCTTAAATTATTAAAATTAGTTATTTTAGAGGCTCCATGTGTAGTTCCTCTAGTAGTTCTTAATTTATATTCAGATCTTAAGAATATAACTAAATCACTATATAAAAAATCAATTAAATCATTTAATACTTCTTCTAATTTATCACCTAAAACCCCGGGTTCAGTGGGTGGAGCAAAATTGTCTGATATTTTCAATCCTAAATGTATATTAGGGGAATTAATAGTAAATTTATTAGTTTTAGTATTAGTACCTGTATCGAAATTTATTGTCCCTTTAGTATTAAAAGCTATAGATTTATCTGCTATTAATATTATAGAGTCATCTTTAGCATTAAATAATATTCTATCTGAATTTATTATTACTTGTTTCCCTTGATATACGTTTGGTTGCTGTGGTATGTAACTCATTATTCTGGTTTTATTAAAATATAAGTTGCTCTATAAATATATTGATCCCCCAATTTACTAGGTGTAGCTTTTACTAATCCCCCTACACGAGCTCCAAGTTGATTTGCCTTTTGTTCTGCATCTCTTCTTGCTTTCTTTTGTGCTGTAGCCTGATCTATACTTCTACCTTCTCCATCAATGGTATCTTTTTCGGGTAGAGGGATTTCTTTATCTTTTATTATGTATTCACCTGTTGCCTGGTTATAATATTTTTTAGGTGGGGTAGATATTCCTTTTATTGATGCTAATTCTTCATATTTTGCTTCTGCTTCTGGTTTAGATTCAGATATTACCTCTAGATCATTTTCTTGGGCTAAATCATTATCTGCGCTATAATCTGTTAACCATAAAGCTTCTAATTGTGGTTCTACCAAATTATGAGTTCTGCCTTCATAGTGTGCTACATTATCATACGATCCATCTCCTATTAAACTTAAATCAATATATCTTAAAATAATTTCTAAATTAAAATATTCTTTTAAAAACTTTTCTGCGTATTCTTTAATATATTTTATATTAGTTTCATTTAAAAAAGAATCAGATTTAAATATTTTAACTATACCCATATCTTTTCCAGTATTAGGAGTCATAACAGTTTGTGTTTTATTTCCATTTCCCTCAGGTATATTAATAAAATCTAAAATTACATTAATATCACCTTCTTCTACTGTTATAGATTCATTACTTGGTGTTGCTGGTGTATCACTAATCCTAACTGAGAATGTTTTTTCTTCTGGGTTTAAATTATCGTAACTTTCAGGAATAAATGTTGCATCTGGTTGGTTTTTATTTTTTCTTCTTACTTCACCCGTAAATAGTTTCTTAAACCAATCTCCCACAGCCCCACCAATATCATCTTTTAAGTAACCTCCTACTCCATTAAGATCGATATCAGCAGCATGAGCTACTTCTGCCCATATATCATCTAATATTTGGACTCTTATTCTATAATCTAATTCTTCTTCTGTTAGGTATTCATTAGCTAATGCATCTTTATATAAATTCATGTATCCTTGATAAGAAGGGATATGAATACTATTAGCTACAGGTAAGTAATGTGCTCTAAAATATTCATCCGCTAAATTTGCATTTATAGCCGTTTTTGAAAAACCTGTGTAAAAAGCTGGTTTTCCTGGTGATGGTTTTATTTTATAATAACTCATTATTTCTATGAGTTTTTTAGATGTTATTTCACTACTAGGGGAAATATTTGTTTTAATGGGGTAGTATACCTTTCTAAACTCTCCATCTGCTTGTTGTAATAAATCCTCTGTAGATTTTACAGCAAAAATTCTATCAGTTCCTGCTGATAAAGGGAGTTTTGTAAATTTACCAAAAACACTATTAACATATTTAGTTATTTCACTACTATTTTCTTCTTCTTCGGTTTCAGGAATCTGTTCTATAATAGTAATATCTTCAACTTGTTCATTAAGATTAGTTATTTCATCTTCTCCCTGTATTATTTCTTGGATTTCTTCTTCAGTTATATCTTCTATATTGACCTCTGTTATCTCTGTATTTATAATTACATCTGGTTGTGGTTGACCAAAGCTAGGCCATGATATTGTTAATTCATTGGCTGTAGTAATTCCTGATGTTTTAAAATTAGATATAGATTGGTCCGAAGTCATGTATATACTAGATGCGTCTGTATTTATATCTTCTATAATATGTTTCCAACTTTCACTATTTACATTCCTTGTTTGACCATTTCGTATAATGGTTATTGGGCTACCAATATATTCTGGGTCTGAAAAACTCCAATTATTTAATCTTTCTTTAGTGGTGGATCCAAATCTTATAGAATTTCCAAATCTACCTTCTATAATAGTATCTCCTTCAAAAGGTAATAGGGGCTTTAATTTATTTTGTTCATTAAAATATTTTCCTAATTCTATATCAGTTCCACCGTCTTTTGGTCTTCTAACTATACCAGATTCAACTTCTTCATAATCTGCTTGTTGGTCTCCATCATTTATTCTTAAGTCATTTAAATTAGGTAAAGCATTATGGTGAGGATGGTTCCATACATTAATTGTAGGCATATAATAAGTTGTATCAAAACCACTATTATATATTGATTTATCTGTTGTTGTTAATATTAAAACTATTTCATTAATTAAAGGATAGTATTTTAAATAAGAAAATAAAGGTCTAGCTATATTGGGATTTTCAATATATTCTTTAGTTATATTTTTTTCTATTTTAGAGTATATAATAGTACCAATAGAATCATATCCACCATATTCTTTAAAATTGGGGTGATTTTCATCTAATATAATATCTAATACCCTTACAGGTATTAAATCTTTTTTAGATTTTCGTTTAAATTTATTTTTTGAATTTGTTGATCTATTTACTATCGCCATCTTGTTCAGGTGCTTCTATTTGTTTAGGTTCTGATTCAACAGTTTTTGCTATTTCTTCAGTTAATTCTTGAAGCTGAGCCATTTCATCTTCTGTTAATAATCCACCATCACCTGAATTTGCTGTTCCTGTAGATAAGCGTTGTACAATGGCTGCCATTTTAATTAATGCATCATCGTTTTTTACACTAATTTCCATATATTCTTTTATTAATGGAACTACAACAGTAGCGTCACCTAAAGATTGTACTAATGGTTTTAACTCAGCAATTAAAGAAGCTAGTTGTTTGGCTTTTTTCTTTTGATTGCCGTGAATATCTTTCAATAAATCAGAGAAAGAAATATCATCAAATAATATTTGGTTTAATGGATCCATACTATTTTATTATAAATATGGGAAAATTTAAACTTTTACATATCCTGTTTCGGCGTATTCAGTATAAAGTCTTTTATATAGTTTTTTAAGTACTTTAGTTACTTTAGTAATTACTGGAGTTTCTACACCAGTCATCTCTCTTATATAAATGTATAGTGCTTTTTTGTTAAATATTTCTAAGTTTTCTCTTCGCTTAAATAATATATTAACAGCATCACATACTTTTCTATCATGGTCTTTTTTAAATAAGGTAAACATATGTTTATCCACATATTCAGTATAATAATCTATAAATTCTTTTATATCTTTTTTACGATCATCTCTACCCAATTGACGTAATACACCTGTATCCTCATCAGCTGCTAATGGGTCTACTTTTGCTTTTTTCTTTTTATAGTTGTTATTATTATATAATATAAGATAATTTTTACCTACAATTGAAAAATAACTAAATGCTTTAGAACCTTTTTCTGGTTTAAAATAATCCAATTTTTCTAAGAAGAAACAACAAACCTCATGTTTTAAATCCTCCAATGATTCAACTTCTGTATAATAAAATTTGAATGT